CGCTGGCCGCCAGATGGAACTGCGCGGCTTTCAGCGCTCCCAGGCGGACAGCTCCGCCTCCCCATCCTCCCCCCTCGCCACCGCGCAAATCGTCTTCACCACCGGCGCAGGCGTGAAGTGCTTCGACTGGTACCGTGACCGGGCCTATGTCGAAGAACTGGTGGTGGAAGAGGGCGCCATCCGCCTGGACCGCCTGCGCCGGGGCGCCCCGCTCCTGAACACCCACAGCCAGTGGAGCCTGGAGGCCCAGCTCGGCGTGGTCGAGAACCCCCTTATTCAAAACGGCCAGGGCACTTGCAGCGCCACCTTCTCGCGCCGGGAGTCTGTTGCCGGCTACGTGCAAGACGTGGCCGACGGAATCATCCGCAATGTGTCGGTGGGCTATGTGCGCCACCGCATCGAGATGGTGGCCCCGGCCAACGATGGCGAGCTGTGGCGTTACCGCGTGGTCGATTGGGAACCCTACGAGGTCTCCCTGGTGCCCATCCCCGCCGACATGGACAGCCAGATCCGCTCCGGCGCAGGTGCTGCAGGTTCGTCTTCTGCCCATGGGGCCGATGGTGCCTCCCCCGCTGACCAGGCCTTCCAGCTTCGCACCTTCCCCTGCGAGTTCATCGAGACCCGCGCCCATTCCCTGCCCACGGTGGGCCTCTCCGCCGAAACCCAAACCCGAAAGGATTCCTCCATGCCTCAGAGCACTGAAGCCGGCGGCAGCACCGCCACGGCCCACACTTCTTCGTCCGCAGCCCAAAGTGCAGTGCCTGAAGCTGGCACCGCTGCCCAGCGCAGCCAGGCTGATGCCGCAGCTCAAGCAGCCATTGCTGCCGCCTCTGCCGCCGCCGACATCACCGACCTCTGCGCCCGCCACGGTGTGGCCCACCTGGCCGCCGGCCTGATTCGCTCGGGCAACTCGGTCGAGCAGGCCCGCAGCTCGGTGCTCGATGAGCTGGCCCGCCGCGATGCCGCCAGCGGTGGCCACCGAAATGTCCAGGGCGGGCAAGGCGGCCAGATCCTGACCCTGCGCGATGAGATGCAAACCCGCATGGCCGGCATCGAGCAAGCCGTCCTGCACCGTGTCGCCGCGCAAACCCAGTTGGACGACAACGGCCGCCAGTACCGGGGCATGAGCCTCCTGGAGCTGGGCCGCGACTTCCTGGAAGGCCATGGCGTCACCACCCGAGGCATGGACCGCCTGACGCTCGCCACCCGCATGCTGCACTTCCGTGCCGGCGGCATGAACACCACCAGCGACTTTCCCTCGCTGTTTGCCAACGTGGCCAACAAGCGCCTGCGCAGCGCCTATGACGAAAACCCCGGCACCTACGCCCTGTGGGCCCGCCGCGCCCCGAATGCCCCCGACTTCAAGAACATCACCATCACCGCGCTGTCGGCGGCCCCCGATCTGCTGCGCACCAACGAACATGGTGAGTTCAAGTACGGCTCGATGAAGGATGGCGCCGAGTCCTACCAGGTGCTGACCTATGGCCGCATCGTGTCCCTGTCGCGCCAGGCCATCATCAACGACGACCTGCGGGCCTTTGACCGCCTGGTGAGCGCCTTTGGCTTTGCCGCCCGCCGATTGGAAAACCGCCTCGTCTACGCGCAGCTCACCGCCAACGCCGCACTCTCGGATGGCACCACGCTCTTCCATGCGGACCACGGCAACCTGGGCACCGGCGCTGGCAGCGCTCTGCAGTTCACGGCCCTGTCGGCTGGCCGCACCGCCATGCGCCTGCAAAAGGGCCTGGCCGGTGAAGAGCTGGGTATTGCCCCGAGCTACCTCATCGTGCCCGCCAGCCTGGAGCAAACCGCCTACCAGCTCACCAGCAGCAATTACGTGCCGGCCCGCCAGGCCGATGTGAACGAGTTCCGCAGCGGTGGCCGCACCTCGCTGGAACCCATCGTCGAGCCCTTGCTGGACGGCAACAGCACCACCGCCTGGTACCTGGCCGCCAGCAACGCCCAGGTCGACACGGTCGAGTACTGCTACCTGGACGGCGCCGAAGGCCCGGTGATCGAGACCGAGGTGGGCTTTGAGAGCGACGGCGTTTCCTACAAGTGCCGCGAAGACTTCGCCGCCAAGGCCATCGAGCACCGCGGTCTCTACAAGGCGGCCGGCGGTTAAGCCCCCCAAACCTTACCCAACCCTCCATCCCAACAGGAGCCCCTCCAATGAAAAACTTCATCCAGTCCGGCGACACCGTGCCCCTGCCGGCCCCCTATGCCGTCAACGGCGGCGACGGCCTGCAGGTCGGCTCGCTGTTTGGCGTGGCCACCAGCGCCGCTGCAGCCGGCGCCACGGTCGAGACCAACCTCGTGGGTGTCTACGACCTCAATGCCCTGAGCGCCGATGTGGGCGCGGCCGGCACCAAGGCGTACTGGGACAACGCCAACCGCCGCGTGACCGTGACCGCTGCGGGCAACGCCCTGATCGGTGCGCTGCTCTCGCCCAAGGCGGCCAACGAGACCACGGCCCGCGTGCGTCTGAACGGCATCAGCATTTAAACGGGTGACCTGCGCCATGCCCAAGCCCTTCGCCCTCCTGGAGGCCCGCACTGCAGCCGCGGCATTTAGCCGGCTGTCGAACTGTGCCGCCTTCATCGACGACGTTGCGGTGGACGCCATCTTTGCCAACGGCTACGCCGCGGGTCAGGTTGGCGCCCTGGGCATGGCCTCGTCACAACCGGCACTTGCCCTGCCCACGGTCCAGGTCCCGGCCAACCCGGTGGGCCTGCGCGTGACGGTCGACGGCCAGGCCTACCTCATCGCCGATGCCCGCAACGACGGCACCGGAGAAACCCACCTTCTGCTGGAGCTGGCATGAACCAGAACCCCACCCCCGCCACCATCTTCCTGCAGGCCGTGCAAGCCATGGTCGCCACCCTGCAGGCCGCCCCGGCGGTGGCCCCCAAGGTGTACCGCACCCGGCTGCGCCCCTTGAGCCAGCAAGACAGCACCGCCGTGGTGGTGCGCCTGGCGGGCTCGGACCCCGACACCTCGGTGGGGCAGGGCGCGGTCATGGTCTGGGGCACGGCCGTCACGGTCGAGTGCTACGCCCGCGGCAACACCCTGGCCCCGGCCGATGAGGCCGTGGACGACCTGCTGGCCCGGGTCTACACCCGACTGCAGCAGGACCCAGGTCTCGGCGGTGTGGCCGGTGGCGTCACCCCCCACAGCCTGAGCGTGGACTACGACGTGGACGGCGATCAGACCGCCTGCGCCACGGTGACCCTGCTGGTTCGCCACGCCAGCGCCCCTGCTTCGGTCCTGCCCTTCTAACCCTTACCTCTCACCCTCAAAGGAAACCTTCATGGGACAAGCCATCTTCTGGAGCAACGTCGGCATCGACGTGCAAACCGGCCTGGGTGCCGCCATCACCCTGGTCAGCATCAGCAAGGCCGCCACGGGCGTTGCCAAGTACTCGGGCGCGGTCGACCCGAATGTGGGCGACATCATCCTGATGGCCGCCCAGGGCATGTACCAGGTCGACAAACGCCTGTTCCGCATCGCCAACGTCAACCCGGCCGCAAAGACCTTCGAGCTGGAGAACGAAGACACCAGCACCTACGACAGCCTGGTGGCCGGCAGCTTCCAGGTCGTCACCTTTGGCGCGAGCTTTGCCACCGTGCAAAGCGTGAACGTCTCGGGTGGCGACCCGGAGTTTGCCGACGTCACCACCATCCACGACAACGTGCGCAAGCGCGTCCCCACCATCGTGAGCCCGCTGTCGTTTGGCATGGACAACATCTTCGACCTAGCCGATCCGGGCTTTGTGGAGTGCAACAAGGCCTACAAGGCCAAGAGCATGCGCGCGGTGCGCCTGCGCTTTGGCACGGGCGCCAAGATGCTCTTGCTGGGCTACGTGGCCGCTGCGGGTGTGCCCACTGGCCAGGCCCAGGGCGTGGTGCAGACCAAGGTCTCGATCGAGGCCCAGAACATGCCCACGGTGTACCCGAACTGATCGCCTGATCTGCACGCCTCTCGCGCGGGGTTGCCATCCCCGTGCATCCCTTCCCCCTCGTAGTCCTGCCAACTTCCCATTCTTCACGCCATGAACCCCACTGCCATTGCCTCCGCTGCTGCCACTGTTGCAACTGCCGCCATCCCCTTCACCTTCGACCTGCCCGCCACCTTCTGGGTCGATGTCACCCTGACCACGCCGGGCGCCCAGCCCGACCAAGTGCTGCCGATCGAGTTCAAGTACCGCACCCGCGAAGAGATGGAGGCCCTGCCCACTGACATCGAGGGCAAGACCGATGCCGAGATCCTGGGCCTGCTCATCAACGACTGGAAGGCCCCGGGCCGGCCCTTCACGCCGGAGAACGTGCAGCTCCTGATCAGCCGCTTCCACCGCGCCCCACGCGAGATCTTCGATGCCTACCGCGACGCGCACTGGAACAGCAAGGCCCGCGCAAAAAACTAAAGGACTGCGCCCGCGTCTTGGTGCGCGGAGCGCAGCCCCCCGATGAAGCCGCCGCCAGCCGCCTGGGCTTTGGCAAGCACCTCGCCCTTCTCCAGCAACTCACTGAGCCCCCGTCCCTGAATGTCTTTCCTGACAACCAGATCCCTCTTGCCATCTTCCGGCGCATGCAGTTTGCGTGGCGGGCTCTCATGGGCCCGGACGGGGCGCTGCACTTCCTGGGCATGGACTGGTCCACGCTGCACCGCTACGAGCTGGCCTATGGCCTCGATGACGCCCAGCGCATCGACCTCTTCCAGTGTCTGGAAATGCTCGAAGCGGCCTGGCTGCAGGAAATGCACGCCTACCAGGCCGAGCACCGCCGGCGCACTGCTTGAGGTGCATGTTGTGAGGGCGGCCCCATGACCAACCCCAACACCACCATCGTCCTGACGGCAGACGACCAGACCGCCCAGGCGCTGCAGGCCTTCGTCGCCAACATGAAGGCCGCGCAAGCCCAGGCGAACAGCTTGGGGCAGGGCCTGGGCCAGGCCACGGCCCCCATGCAGCAGCTCGGGGCCTCGGCCGCGCAGACGGCCGCCGCCATGCGCATGGTGCCGGCCCAGGTCACCGACATCGTGGTCAGCCTGCAGGCCGGGCAAAAGCCCCTGACCGTCCTGATGCAGCAGGGCGGCCAGCTCAAGGACATGTTCGGTGGCGTGGGCAACGCGACAAAGGCCCTCGGCACCTACATCGGTGGCCTCCTTACGCCCACCAACCTGGCCATTGCGGCGGTGGCGGGCCTGGGCCTGGCCTACTACCAAGGCAGCCAAGAGGCGTCAGCCTTCCAGAAGGCCATCACCCTCTCGGGCAATGCCGCCGGCGTCACCGCGGGCCAGATGCAGGACATGGCCCGGGGTCTGGCGGTCATGCAGGGCACCCAGTCCGCCGCCTCCGCTGCCCTCATCGAGATGGCCAGCACGGGCCGAGTGGCGGGCGAAAGCCTGCAAACCTACACCCGGTCCGCGCTGGACATGGAGCGGGCTGTCGGCACGTCGGTGGCCGAGACCGCCAAGGCCTTTGCTCAGCTTGGTGAGGCGCCGCTGCAGGCCTCGCTCAAGCTGAATGAGTCGACCAATTACCTGACGGTTGCGCTGTACAAGCAGATCAAGGCCTTGGAAGACCAGGGCAGGGCGACCGATGCGGCCAAGGTGGCGCAGGATGCCTACGCCTCGATGACCGAGCAGCGGGCCCAATCCATTCTGCAGAACCTGGGTTATGTCGAGCGGGCCTGGCTGGGCATCAAGGATGCCGCCAAGATGGCCGGCGACGTGATCATGGACCTGGGGCGCAGCGCCACGCCCACGGACCAGCTCGCGGCCATCAACGCCCAGATCAATGAGGTCATGCGCGGCAATGGCCTCAAGAACGCCAGCCTGTCCCAGGCCATCCGGGGCATGTTCGATGACACGGTGGTCTCCAAAGAGATCCTGCCGGCCTTGCAGGCCCAGGCGGCAGCGGTGGCGGCCACCACCTATGCCCAGGAACAAAACAGCAAGGCTTTGGCCGAGGGCAATGAACGCCTCAAGGCCCGTGCGGCCTTCGACACCGAACAAGCCAAGTTCTTGAGCAACGAACTCAAGATGCGCCAAGAGATCGCCAAGGTGCGGGCCCAGTACCAGGCGGCCGATGGCGAGATCAGCGCCAAAGAACGCGATGCCCTGATCCAGAACATCCGCGACAAATACAAAGAAAAATCCCCCAGCACCGCGGCCGGCGCCGGCGAAAACGAAGTCGCCCGCATCCGGGCTCTGATCAAGGAAGAAGAGACCCTCACGGCCCGCATCAAGGAACGCGGCATCGAGGGCGCCAAGCTCTCCGACAGCGAGAAGCTTGTTGCCCGCATCCAGGAAGACCTCAAGACCAGCATCTCTGGCGTGGCCCGGGCCAACAAAGAGGCGGCCCTCGTTGAGGCCCAGCGCTACGTGCAGGTGCAGGCCAGCCGCACAGAGCAGGAGAAGCAGGCCCAGGCCGTGGCCGACTCGCAGAAGGCCTACGACGCCCTGGTGGCCGACACCCGCAAGGCGGCCGCTGCCATTGGGCAACAGGCCAGCGAGCTCGAAGCCGCCAATGCCGTGTGGGGCAAGGGCAAGACCGCGATCGAGGAATTCCGCCTCGAGCAGATGAAGCTCAAGCTGCAGGAGGCCGACAGCAGCGATTCGTTCCGCCCGGACTACGTGGCGGAGCTCCGGGCCCAGGTGGCCGAGCAAGAACGCTTGCTGACCGCCAGCCGCGTGAAGGATTACAAAACCCTGGCCCAGGCCCAGGAGGAATACACCCGCAAGGTTGAAGAAGAGGCCCTGCTGTACACCGATGAGGTGGGCCTCTTGGGCCAGACCACCCGCGAGCGCGAGAAGATCGTCGCGGTGCGCAAGGTCGAGCTCGAGCTCGCCAAGCAGCTCGCCGCCATTGATCGCTCGGGCGCCTCAGCCGAGGACAAGGCCCGCCTGGTCGACCAGGCCCAGGCTGCTGCTGCCATTGCACGCTCCACGGCGCTGGCCAAGTCCGAGCTCAACACCCTCACCGACATCATCAATTCGGTGGACCACACCGCGCAGTCTGTCTGGACCAATGTGTTCCAGGGTGGCCAGTCGGCGTTTGAAAAAGTCGGCGCCACGATCAAGGCGAGCGTGCTGGACATGCTGTACCAGCTCACGATCCGGCGCTGGGTGGTCAGCATCACGGCCAATGTGCTGGGTGGGCTTGGGGGCGGCCTCGGTGGTGGCTCCAGTGGCCTGCTGAACCTGGCCGGTGGTGCCTCCAACCTGTACGGCGGGGCCAGCCTGATCGGCAGCGGGGTCGGTGCACTCTTCGGCACCACGGCCGGCAATGCGGCCATGGGCGTGTCGATGGGCCTTGGCGCGGGGTCGTCCAGTGCGGCAGCCGTGGCCGCTGCTCAGGCCGGCGGCATGGGCGCGGGCGCTGCTGGGGCTGCAGGCCTGGGCACCTCCATCGGCTCGGCCATCCCCTACGTGGGTGCGGCACTGGCGGCTTATTCATTGCTCTCCAGCCTCAATGGCGGCGAGACACGCTCGGGTGGTCAGTACGGCGTCGCCTACGACGGCCAGGTCAAGAACAACCGCCGCGACGAGGTCTACACCTACGAGGGCCAGCAGTACAACCGCGACAACAGCCTGCGCCCCGATGGCACGCGCAAGTCGGTCACCAACGGCCAGGCCTACCTGCTCGAGGCCGATGGCATGGGCGACCGGGAGGACGCCACACGCAAGGCGGTGTCGAGCACGGCCGAGAGCATCAACGCCATGCTCAAGAGCTTGGGCAGCAAGGCCTTCCTGACCGACTACCACGCCGGCCTCGAGACCTCGGGCAATGGCCGGGGCGGGGTGTTTGCCGGTGGCACGCTTAGCAACGGCTTCAAGTTCGGTGAATCGGGCCAGGGCAGCAACTACTCGGGCACCCTGTACGAGACCAGCAGCACGCGCAGCCCGGACATGGCCACAGCCGTGGCCAACTTCACCCTGGACCTCAAGCAGTCCACGATTCAGGCCCTGCAGGCCGCGCAAGACATCCCGCAGTCGGTGGCGGCCAAGCTCAAAGACATCGATGCTGAGAAACTCAGCGACGATGAAGCCACCAAGCTCATCACCGAGATCAACAGCCAGATCGCCTCGGTGGAGGCCCTGCGCACCCTGGCCGGGGCCTTGCCGCTCAAGTCGCTCAAGGACCTCTCGTTTGACGCGGCTGACGGCCTCATCACCCTGGCTGGTGGCATCGAGGCCCTGAACCAGAAGATCAGCAGCTACTACGAGAACTTCTACACCCAGGACGAAAGAAACGCCCAGACCCTGGGCAACGTGAGCGCGGCCCTCAAAAGCGTGGGCCTGGCCACCCCCAAGACCCGCGAAGCCTTCCGCGCCCTGGTCGAGGCCCAGGACCTGAGCACCGAGTCCGGGCGCAAGGCCTACGCCACGCTCATGAACGTGGCCGATGCCTTTGCCAGCGTGACCCCGAGCGCCGAAGAGGCGGCGAAGGCCACCCAGGCCAAGGCCGATGCCGACAAAGCCCAGGCCGAGGCGGCCGCGGACGCCAAGAAGAAGGCCCTGCAAGCTGCCACAGACGCCGCCTACGCCTCCCTGGAACGCGCCGTCGCCGCAGAAAAATCCCGCCTGCAAGCCGCCAAGCAGGTGGCCCAGGAATCGGTCAACACCCTGGGTTCCCTCCTCAATACCCTCAAGGGCCACGTCACCGAGCTGTACAACGCGGTGGAGGCCACCCAGGCGCAAAGCGCCCGCGCGGGCCTGCAGTTCATCGACCAGGCGCTGGGCACCGCCCGCAGCACGGTTTACTTGCCTGACGCCACCAGCCTGAGTGACGCCATCACGGCCGCCCGCTCGGGCCTGGACTCGAGCCAGTTCGGCTCGGCATTCGAGCAGCAGCGGGCCCAGCTCACGCTGGCGGGCAAGCTGGCCGAGCTCAAGGATCTGACCGGTGTGCAGAAGTCGGTCGCCGAGCAGCAGCTCGCCACGGCCGAGGACCAGCTCGCGAGCCTGGACAAGATTCTGTCGAACGCCAAAGACCAGGTGGATGCCCTGCGTGGCATCGACACCAGCGTGCTCAGCGTGGGTCTGGCCCTGGAGAAGCTGGCCGGTGCTCTGCTCGGTGAACAGGATGGCAGCGCCTCGGCCACGAAGCCCGGGGTGCAGGTCACTGATCCGGGCTCGCAGTTCACGGTTGGGGGAGGGGGCTCGGGGACTGGGCCGGCCACGGGTGGCTCGTCCGGTGGCTTCACCGTCGGCGGCGGCGGTGGCGGCACATCATCCCCGTCCACGAAGTACAGCCGCGAAGTGAACCTCGGCGCCGGTACCTTCACGGTGGGCGTCACCGATCCCGCGGAGATCTCGCGCCTGGACAGCCTCGCCACCTTGGCCCAGCAGTTCACGGGCACGGGGAATGTGAAGGGGCTGCTCGAGGCCACCCAGGCCAGCGGCGCCACCTTGAGCGACCTGGCCACCGTGGCCGGCTTCCGCTACGAAGACCTGCTGAAAGCCGCTGAATCGGTGGGCGTGCCTCGCTTTGCGGTGGGCACCAACTACGTGCCCCAGGACATGCTGGCCCTGATCCATGAGGGCGAGGCCATCGTGCCGAAAGCCTACAACCCGGCCTACAACCCCGCGGCCCACGCCTTGCCCCAGGCCTCAAGCGCCAGTTCCGAACTGCTCATGCGCCTGATCGCCGAGGTGCAGGCCCTGCGGGCTCAGACCGCCCAGCTCGAAGCCCAGGCGCGGCGCACTGCGGACGCCACCAATGGCAACCCCGAGGGCGGGGCCGTGCCCATGGCCTTGGTGGAGGACCACACGCAATGAACATCCTCGTCCCCCTGACCATCACCGAGGCCATGCTGGCCGACTGCAACATCGCCGAGCCGGCCGTTGGCGAAGTTGAATGGGTCTCGGGTGCCGCCTGCGCCCTGGGTGATCGCCGCATCCGCAAGGCCACGCATCGCATTTATGAATGCGTCAAAGCCGTGGCTGCAGGCCGCACGGTGCTGCCCGAGGTCGATAGCGAGTACTGGCTGGATGCGGGGCCCACCGCTCGCTGGGCGGCGTTTGACACCGAGGTCAGCACCCAGGGCCGCATCCTGTCACCCCTGACCTATGTGCTGCGCCCGGGCTTCTTCAATGCAATTGCCTGCTACGGCCTGGACGGCGCGACGCTCTCGGTCGTCGTCAAAGACAAGCCCGCCGGAACGGTGGTCTTCAGCAAGACCCTTGTTCTGCAGGAGGACCCGCTCGATTGGTACGACTGGGCGTTTGGCGCCATCAAGCCCCTCACACGCTGCCTGATCCGGGATCTGGTGCCGTACCCCGAAGCCGAGCTGACCCTCTCGCTCACGGCGCCCGCGGGTGGTGTGGTGGGTGCGGGCATGGTGGTGCTCGGGGACCTGGTGCCCCTGGTCAATGCGGACACCTGGGGCGGCACCCAGCCCGGCGCCACGGCCGAGCCCGTGACGTACTCGTACATCAAGACCGACGACTACGGCGGCACCTCGATCAAGCGCCGCCGCTCGGCCACCGACATGCGCTTCAAGCTGATCCTGCCGCGCGAGCAGGCCGACTACGTGCTGTCTGTCGTTCAGCGCGTGCTCGATGTGCCGGCCGCATGGATCGCCACCGATGCGGCCGGCTTCGTCGGCCTCAACGTCTTCGGTCTGGGCAGTGGCTCCATGAGCTACGACAACGCCCAGACCGCCACCTTCAGCGGCTATGTGAAAGGAATGGTTTGAATGGCCCTCGCAAATCCCCCCACCCTCGATGACCTCCCGGCCACGCCGGACCGGGCCGATCGAACAACCTTCGCCGTGCGCTGCACCGCGCTCTTCGATCACCTCAAGAACACCAGCGTGGCCCAGTGGCGGGCCGCTCTCAGCTGGATGAATGCTGCGCTCTCGGCCGCCGCGCAAAGCGTGCAGGATGCCGCTGGCCAGGCCTCTCTGTCCGGCCAGCGGGCCGATGCCGCGGCCGCGAGCGCCTCGGCGGCGGCCAACACCCTGGCCGCGGCCCAGGCCGCCCTGGGTGCGGTAAAGTGGGTGCCAGGCGCCTACGCCTCGGGGGCCTGCGCCTGGAGCCCCATCAATGGGCAGCTTTACCGAGCACGGGTGGCCATTGCGGCCAGCGTCCTGGACCCCATCAATGACCCGAGCAACTGGTTCTCCTTGGGCCTGATGTCGCTGCCGATCCAGCAGGTGACGAATACCGGCGGCAGCTTCTACGGCGCGGCCAACGGCGGCCTGAACACGATCAATGAGATCACCCTCGCTGGGGCCTGCGCCAAGTACTTGCCCCAGAACCCTGCGAACGGGGACGTGTGCGTGGTGGTGGTGGCCAACGGCCGCGCCGACAACAGCCTGGTGGTGAACCCCAATAACCCGATCCCCCTGCAGGTTGGCACTGCCATGGTCACTGACTTCCTGGTGCTGGGCATCCCGCCCGGGGCCATCACCTTCAAATTCTTCTCCAGCTCCAACGTGTGGAGGTACATGTAATGGCGTCTCTTCCTGATTTGCTCGGCGGCACTGCTAAGCAGTACCGTTCCATCCTGGCCCTGCAGGTGACGGCCAGTCAAACCCTTGTGGCGCCGTGCGACGGCCTGGTCGACCTGTCCGTGATTGGCGGCGGCGGCTCGGGTGGTCTCTACGTGCAAAACGGCATGGCCCCCACGGCCGCGTTCGGGGGCGGTGCCGGCGGCTTTGCCCGGCGCCTGTCCCGCATCAAAAAGGGCGACGTCATCGTCGTGACCATCGGGGCCGGTGGGGCCTATGTGACCAATGCGAGCGCGGCCGGGAGCAACGGCGGGGCCTCTTCCATCGTGATCGCGGCCCAGGCTGTGAACATGGTGGCCAACGGGGGCACGGGCGGGTACATCTACTCGGGCACCGGCGTGGTGCTCGCGGGGGCACCCGGCGGCTCGGCCACGGGGGGCCAGATCAACTCGGCGGGCGGGCGCGGTGGCGGCATCGTCAACACCAATTGGACCGGGCAGCAGGTGGCCACGGGCGGTGGTGGGGTGAACCTGTTCGGTGGGGCGGACCAGACCGCCACGGCGGGCGGTGACATCGTGTTTGCCATCGCCACCGCCGGGTCTTGGGTGGCCACGGGTGGCGGCGGGGCGTTCTCGGCTGGGCTGGCTATGACCAGCGGCAACCTGTCCCAAGGCGGCAACGGGGGCAGTGGCTTCACGCTGTACAGCAGCGCGACCCACCAGGCGGACCTTGTGGCGAATTGGGGCCTGGTGCCGCTGCCCGTCGGTGGCGGTGGCTCAGGGGGATACAGCAGCGGCGGGTCGTATTCCGCGGGCAGCGCTGCCGGCGACGGTGGTGGCAGTGGTGGGGTCAACCTGCAAACGGGCAGCACGCCAGGCGGGTTCTCGGTGGCGGCGGCTGGGGCCTTTGGCGGGGGCGGCGCGATCTCGGGCTCGCCTGGAGCCAACAGCATCGCGTACGCCAGCGGCGGCACCTGGGGTGGTGGTGGCGGCGGGCTGTCCAGTGGCCAGGGCCTGACGGCACCGAACTGCCGCAGCGGCGCGGGCGGCAGCGGCTTGGCGTTCCTTCGCTTCTTTGCTGATCTCACTCCCTGATCTCCCCTGATCCCCTGAAGGCACAACCATGCGACACCTCTACAACCTCCTGGGCGCCGACGGCGCCATCCTGAACACCGTGGTGGCTGACGATGCGTTTGTCACCGAACACCATGCAGGGCGCTTCGAGTTGCTCGGGCCCGCGCCCGATGACCCGGTGGTGGCTGTGCCCCGGCACATCGCGGTGGGCAGCTTCTTCGATCGCTTCGGTCCCGCCAAATGGGCCATCCTGGCCGACCCGAGCCCTGCGGTGCAGGCCCTGGTCAAGGACTGCTCGGTGCGGGGCTTCATCGACCTGGACCGGGCCGACCTGCCTGCGGCTCTGGCCTTGCTGGTGCAGGCGGGGCACGCGGTCGACGCGGACCAGATCCTGGGCGCCCCGGTGCAGGCAGGGGAACGGCCATGAACCAAAGGCTTTATCTGCTGATGCTGCTGCCCGTGGTGACCCTGGCGCCCTTGGCGGCCCTGGTGCGTTACCTCTGGGCCGTGCTCACCAACCCGGGCCGGGCCTGGGGCATCGCCCGGGCATTCGACCGGGTGTTCAACGTGGCGGCCAATGGCGACGAGCGCGAGACCGTGAGCAGCCGGGCGGCCCGGGCACGCGACGAGGGCAGGGCGTGGGGCTGCGTGCTGTGCCGGTTGCTGGACCGGCTCGATGCGGGCCACTGTGACCAGGCCAAGGGGGTGTAATGCTGGACGAGCAAACCTTACCCCTGGCGCCTGAAGCCGCGAACACGGACCCTCTGCAGGTCAATCCGCCCACCGAAACCGAGCGCCTAGCGGCCGTGGAGGCCGAGCTCCAAACCATCCGCGTTCGCCTGGCCACCGGTGACGAGACCATGGCGAGCCTTCGGGCAGATCTGGCTGAGAACACCAGCGCCACCATCCGCACCGAGTCCAACACGGCCGAGATCGTGGAGTTCTTCGGGGCCATGAAGGGCGCCTTCAAGGTGCTGAACTGGATCGGTGCCCTGGCCAAGCCCATCACCGCGCTGGTGGCGCTCGCTGCCGTCACCTGGGGCGCCTTCCTGACCATCAAAACAGGAGCGCCCACCAAATGAACGACCTTCTCAAGAAACGCCTGATCCAAGCCGCCAATGGCGGTGCCATTGCCCTGGCTGGCGTGCTGGCCACCTGGTACGAGGGCCGCCGGCTCACGCCTTACCGCGACCCGGTGGGCATCCTGACCGTGTGCGAGGGCATCACGGGCAAGGACGTGGTACCGGGCAAGACCTACACGCCCACCGAGTGCGATGCGCTGCGCGACAAGCACCTGAAGATTGCTGACGCGGCGGTGTCGCGCCAGATCCGGGTGCCGCTCACGCCCTGGCAGCGGGCGGCCCTGATCGACTTCACCTACAACCTGGGCGAAGAGGCGCTCGCTGGGTCGACCCTGGCCCGCCTCTTCAATGCGGGGCAAGCCCAGGCCGGGTGCGAGCAGCTCTCGCGCTGGGTCAAGGCCCGGGTGCAGGGCGAGCTGGTGACCTTGCGCGGGCTGGTGGACCGGCGCGGGGCGGAGCTCGAGGTGTGCCTGGGCCAACTGCAGGAGGTTGCCAATGCTCGATAGCGTTAAACGCATCTCCCTGCAGGTCCTGGTGCTCGCGTTGGCCAGTACCGCTGCAATCCAAACCTGGCGCCTTCAGGGTGCCCAGCTCGAGGCGGCCGAAGCCAAGACCCAGCAAGCCACACAGCAAGCTGAGGCCGAACGCCTGGCCCGTGTGGCCTCAGAAACCAACCGTCAACTGGAGCGGCAATACCGTGAACAAGTCTCTGAAATCGAAACCCGGGCCCAGGCTGATCTGGCGCAGTCGCGCGTGGCTGTGGACCGTGCCCGTGATGCTGGCCAGCGGCTGCAGCGCGAGCTTGCCGGTTACGTCGAGCGTCAGCGTGCCAGCGCCTCAGCGGCCGCCGCTGCCGGCCAGTGCCAGGCAGACGCAGCCCCTGCCGTCGATTTGCTTGCCGAGCTGTTCGGACGCGCTGATGAAAGAGCGGGAGAGCTGGCGGCAGTGGCTGATGAAGCCCGAATAAGAGGGCTGGCCTGTGAGGCCAGCTATGACCTGGTGAATTCATCCGGGGACCAGCCAGTGGAGGTGCACACCTCCCCCTGATCCCCAGAAAAAAGAACAGGGCGAACGGAGAGGGTGCTGTAACACCCAACCCGAACGCCGAACCCACAGATCGCGCCTGTGAGCCCAGCCCAAGTCCCTGCCCACCTGGTTACGCAACACGACCGATGTCCACGAGAATCATGATGCGGCGCGTCAAGCGCACTTTTTTGATAAATGATGACAAATACGCATTCAACCAGTACAAAAGCACGCTATTTCTATAAGTACCGTGCATTCAGCCCCAACACTATCCAGTCGCTAGTCGCCGATGAGATCTATTTTGCAGATCCCTCCAGTTTCAATGACCCGCTTGACACTAAACCATGTGTAGAGGCGGACCTTGCAAACGATGAACTGCAGGAGGTTTTGCGCCAATTGATCGAACAAAAAGAGGTGGCTATCATGCGGTCGGCTGCTAGGTCGATTGGCTATCGTGGACCCAATACCACATCTCGTATCGAGGATAGGAGTAGGCGCCGCGCGAAGGCCATGATTGACGAGCTGAAGTACCAGGCGACTAATCCAGACTGGACTGGGACTGAGGAAGAGGCCTTACGCTTTTACCTAACCAATGCGATTGAAGTACAGCTTCTGCAACGATATGCAAAGGGAATTTATTGCCTTGGTACGCGCTCTAGCTGTCCGTTAATGTGGAGCCATTACGGTGATCAGCATCGCGGCTTGTGCATTGGATATACAGTTCCTGAGCGCGAACTGACGAATCTATTCAAGGTGGAATATCGGGGGAGCCGTCTGGTTCAAACAAGCGACGTTGCAGCAATGTTGGCTGGTGATAGCGCGGCTGCGAGAACTGTCGATTCTGCCGTTCTGCTCAAGAAGGCCGCTGATTGGAGGTATGAGCGGGAGTGGCGATTGTTTGGAGAACGCGGCCGCCAGAGCTCGCCGCTGGAATTGAACAGCATCACATTCGGCATGCGTTGCGCCAGCACAGTCCAATATGCTGTCGTGCAAGCGCTGGCTGAGCGTGAACGCGAAGTCAAGTTTTACGAGATGGTTGAGCAGCGTGGATCATTCGCGTTGAAGCGCCAAAAGCTGGATATTGACGCTTTGAGTTCGGGCTATCCGGCACGTGCGCTATCTTTGTCTGAGGCTTTCGAAGACCTCAATGAGGGAAGTTGGCAGTAATGGATGTGCTTTGACCCTCGTCGTCAGCCGAGACCTCCGTACATCCTCATAAATGTCATCCAATCCCACCAAGGCACTTACTGCGGCATTTGTCGCATCCTTCGATGCACGCTGAAGGTCAGCAAAGCCTTAACTGATCATCTATACGGCGGTTTTTCCAAAGAGATCACGCGTGATATCGATGGCGAGACCATCCTGAGCACCAATGGCGATTGTGACTCCGACGTTGCTTTGCATGGCTGCAGATGGAGGTCGTGTCGAACCCCTCACAAGTTGGAGGCGGAGCCAAAGGGCCGGTGAGGAGCGAGCTCGTCTTTTACAACTGGGATCGGGAGGGGGGCTGGTCGAGTTTTATTGACGTGCCGGATGGACTGATTTATCGAGGCAGGTCTACCGTCAGCGTGTCATAGTAATTGTTGGCCAGTTCTATGTGGTCACCTGGGTAAACCGTGACACCCTCTAGGTAACCTAGCTGTGTGGGGTGCCGCCAGGTCAAGTTCACGGTACGCCGGTTTACTGAGCCTAGGGCCCCGCTGGTGACGGTCAGCATGGCTGGCAAATCTTGTTTCACGGTCGTGTTGATGATCAGCACATAACCCGGTCCTGTAGCCGCCTTCCGAAAAGCGACTGTGGCAGGAAATACCTCTGCCACGGCACTTGGAATAGAGCCCAACAACATGGCAGCACTAGCGGTAGCCAAAATGATTTTTTTCATTGTTCCATTTTTTAACAATCGAAGCTTGCAGCCTTATTAGGCCGCCTCCCCTGAACCATAGCCAGGAGAATTCAAGCGCTCTTCCACGTCATACGTGAAATCCATGTCCTGTTGAATCGGTTCTTCGTCGGGGTGCTTGTTGTTCCAGATCATTTCATCGATTTTGAGGTGGACCGCATCGCCTACCATTTGTTGACGGCGGTCAGTGAGGGACCACAGCATTTGCGGGCGCGTCGCATCTTCCATATCAACCCAAAGGACCATCTGTCTGCCATCTCGCGTTCTCTGGCGCATCGCGTGGTTGGCACGATAAGACAGGCCGGTTTTGGGGTCAACGCGATATTCAGCGCGTGCAGCGTCAGCCAACTGGGCCGCAAAGAGTTCACGTGCCGTTTTGGGTTTCGGTAGCGTGGCCCCTTGCCTGATCGCCCATTCGGCGACCTTGTCCATGTCGACGGCCTTTTCTCTGGTCTCCTGCTTATACCTATGGATTAGAGCTTGCAGTCGTTCATTCTTGGTCATGCCGATTCCTTACCTAATACCCACAGGGGCAACATCACCCCAGCCATCCACGACCGCACTGGGTAAAACGCGATCACGAATTTTTACAAGATGAGACCGAAAAAGTTCATATCTGCCAGTTTTGAACTGGATCTGTCCAGCAACAAGTGCCGGATGTACGCCGAGTACTTTGGCAAGGCCCAAAAAGTCTCGTTCTGGGAAGATGGGTGCTTTGCGCTTGATAAAGCTATCGATGCGAGCCTTAGGGGCGCAGAACTCAGAAGCGACCTCATTTGCGATTTTTTCTTCTTCGTCAACGACTTGGCCATTTAAATCCACATCAAGAGAGGGTTCCATTTTTCCGTGGCCCTGCAAGACATGCTCCAATTCATGCCGCAGCACAAACCAAAAATTGTCCATACGATCGAATCGCATCGTCATTCCGATAACTGGCGAATGCTCGTCTAACCAAAGGCAAACACCATCGATCTTGGAGGACTTGAGGGCCTCCACGATGACCAGTCGAATGCCGCACTCCTGCAGAATGCGTGGGACATGACGAGCTTCTTCTGGCGCGCTCAGCAACATCTTGAGCCGCGGAATTGCTGCGAGTGCTGCGGTTTCCTGATACTTGGGTACCAGCAACTCTTTTGCGATTTGCCTAACCCTGTACAGCCAAGCAAGTTGTGCGGGCGACGCTTGTTCACCCGCAGATGTCTTCTTGGCAGCATGTGGAGTTCTGGAAATCTGGCTTGGACTTTGTCCGCCGAAAAACCTGTGGAGCTCCTTGTCGACCGCAGCGAGGTCTCGAATGTCCTCCACATTAATCCACTGACGCTTGATTAATTCAGCTACTGGCAACTCGGCGAAAACTTGAGCACGTTCAGCGCGTACGGGATTAGGAATGGTGATGATTCGGGCTTTCGCCAGATCGAGGTTGCGTTGCAGCTCGAGGAACCTTTCCGCAGGGACGCCAAACACCTCTTCTAGGGAGATGGCTATCTCGGGAGTGACTGCCTTTTTGCTGGAGATTAGCTTGCTGATACCTGTTTCTTCGACTTCTAGAACGGCAGCAAGGATGCGATTGTTCCACCCGCGTTCGTTCAGCAGTGCTTCGATGAACTGACCTGGGGTACGGTAGTGCGACTGTTCCATTTGTTTGCGATCTTATATGAACTTGCACCAAATCGCAAACTTTGCGATTTGGACTTTTGCGGCAATGCAACGGGCGCTGATGTCCTGATCGCTACCGCAACTCCAACACCGGACGGTGCATCCGCAGCCTCTTGCCTATTCTGAGAACGGTGTGGCACTGTGGACCCGGAAGGGATGTTCACCCTTTCCTGTGCCACTCATCATCTCCGCCCAGTCTGTATCTGTTGTGATTGTTTTCGGCCGGCTTCGCCAGTCTGTATTAATCAAATTGCAGATCACCAGCTACCGGGCTTCATCGGTCGGGCTCCATAGCTGGCGATAGTTTCAGCAGGTTTTGTTCACGGGGAGGATGTTGTTGGCGTGCAGGTTGGTGTGGATCATCGACCTATCAACTTCGGCCGTCAGGGTTGGGTGCTTCATGTTGGTACTGTAATTTCATACAGTTTTCGGGGCGCAAAAAAGCCACCTCAAGGGGTGGCTAACCTTCAAAAGCGGAACACTGCCGAGAACGGATGCGGAACGTTTCTTTGCTCTTACCCATCGACTGCACGTAAGTGCTTGATTTGTAAGTGGTGCCCGGGGCCGGAATCGAACCGGCACGCCTTGCGGCGGGGGATTTTGAGTCCCCTGCGTCTACCAATTTCACCACCCGGGCTACTTAGCGCAGGGGCG